AAGTGTCTTGAGCTGAACCAGATCCACTAAACTGTAGATAACCAGTTAGTTTCGGATAGCTCACACCCTTAGCTTCATCAACACGATAGCTCAATGTCCCCATAGCTAATCCACGATTAGCTTCAGATAACATTCGTGTTATCGTATTCTGAGCTCTTGATGCATCAACTTCAGCTACACCAACGACTTCAACAAGATGTCCTATACCAGCTTGATGTAGTTTAAACGAAAGTCGTTTATTCACACCATTCTTATCAGTATAGAATGATTTACAATATATTTTCATAATTTACTCCAGTTTATTTGATTAATTTCTATACAAGGGGGGTTTAAAACAATACAACCCTTTTATTAGAAAAAGACAATTCTCAACGAAAATCACTATCTTTTTCTAATATAAGGGGGGTGTAGTTTTACTATATACCACGTACATACATTCTAGTTGCATTTTTGAAAGTTGTTTTTTAAATTTAACCTATGCGACGCAAAAAAAAGAATGTGATGCAAAAATTTGATAGATTGTCAAACAGGTGGATTACAGTACCTTATACTGAATGGAGTGATGAGGCGATCAGAGCATACGATCTTATGGAAGCACACATTGATGTTGCAGCAACTGAAGAAGCGATGAAACTAGGATTAAATATACATAAGGACATAAATTAGTTGTAAGGTATAAATAAGCTAATATAATAAGCGTATTAGATAAATAATTCTTTAGAGAATTATTACGAATATTAGATTAGCGAAATAATTAGCTAATAGGAGAAATATGAAACAAAAAAAGAAAAAGCTGACCTACCATCAAATGTTAGGAGTAATGGATGGGATGTCTAAGGAAATAGAGTATACGAGAATGTTTATAATGAATATTGATCAGCTATTGAATCATTACTTTGCATTTAAGAAAGAAACTGATACCTTTAAAACGTACCTAGATAAAGAATTAAAGAAACAACATGATAAAGATAACAAAGAAACTAAAGAAAAATAAGTTTAAACCTAGAGAATACGCTATCTATACGAAAGAAGAAGCAGATAGTGCATCTATTGTGTATAAAGATTGGAGAAGATGTACGCCTGGAGAGTATGGATTAAGCGATGATGACTATGTTTCAGAGTGTTTGTATAGAAAAAATTATAAATATAACACAGAAATAACCTATCCCTTTGGAAGACAATGGCTTGGAAAGGATGGCAAAAATAGGTGTTTAGAATTTGAGCCTCATTATAGAAGTAGGAACTTCAGTACAGTCTCTACAAAGCCCTTGGGAGACATTGAGGCTCGATCTAAACGTGCAGAATTAGCTGTGAATGCGTTTATTATGTATAAAATGGCAGGAGAACAGCCAAATTGGGATACGATTGGGAGTCTATATAGACCTGAACAAAAAAATCCTGGATTATCTGCAAAAAGATTGTTTAAATTAAAACAGGTGAAGAAAATGATTGAAGATAAATTAAAAGATATTCTGATCAATAAGGATATTGATGAAGGATTTGTACTAGATGTGATTAAAGATGCGATTGATGTAGCAAGAGTAAAGGAAGATTCTGGAAATATGATACGTGCAGCCAAGGAATTGTCTGAATTTCTAGATATGAAACCGAAAACAAAGCAATTTACTGAGACATTAGAGGTAGATATATCCCATCAAATTGCAGATTCGTATGAAAAACAGACGAAAAAGCTTAAAGCAACTCAAACAAAAGAACTCGATGAAAAAAATAGTAAAGATATCGGGAAGTAATAAGAGTATTGCAGAATTCCTAGCTGTCTTAAAGGCAGTAGCTCTTGATTGGGGAATTCAAGTAATTGTTAAGGATCGAGATGGATAAACAAGCTATTATATTAAAAATGCAGAAGGATATGCTTCTATTTGGAAGAATGGTGATGCCGAATATGTTTAGTGCTGAGTCTCCTGCGTTTCATTACGATATTACGAAAGTATTAATGGATGAAGAAGATAAGCAAGTGAATATCATTGCCCCTCGTGGTCATGCAAAGTCTTCAGTCGTAGCTGGAGTGTATCCTTTATTCCATTTAATGTTTTCGAAGGGAATAAAAGTAATTGTATTGGTATCTCGTACTCAACAACATGCGATTAAATTATTGGGAACGATTAAAGATGTGTTAGATTATTCTAAAGAATTTCGATATTTTTTTGGATATTGGGGAATGCAGTCAGCAAGGAAGTGGTCTAATGCTGAAATAGAATTAAAAGATGGTTCATTAATCATCTGTAAAGGAACAGGACAACAGATTAGAGGGATTAAACATGGGAACCAACGCCCTACCTTATTGATCTTAGATGACCCTGAAGATGAGAATAATACGAAGACATCTGAAGCAATGGAAGCAAATTTGCGTTGGTTACTCCAATCTGGTGTTCCTTCCCTGGATGCTTTAAAAGGAAGAGTCTGTGTGATTGGGACTCCTCAACATCAGCGTTGTATTGTAGAAACATTAAAAGATATGAAAGGATGGAATACTTTAGAGTTCAGACCCGACTTAGATCAAGGTATTGCGTTATGGGAAGATATCTGGAGTATAAAGAAATTAAAGCAGAAGAAAGAGGAATTAGATAGCATTAATCGATTATCAGTATTTTATCGGGAATATCTGTGTCAGATTGTAGGGGATGAAGAGAACTTATTTAGACAAGAACATTTTCAGTATTATAATGGACACGTCGAAAAAGATGAACAAGGATTGTCAACTCTCATCCTGACGAGCCTAAATGGTGAGGAAGTAGATGAGAGGAGACCTGTAAACATCTTTACAGGAGTCGATCCTGCCTCTAGCACAAAAAAAGGAGCAGACTTCTCAGTTGTATTTAATCTTGCAGTAGATGAGGATCATAATCGTTTTATACTTCCTTATTACAGAAAACGTGCTACTCCTTTGGATTTAGCAGATGCAATCATTCAAAACTTTAAACATTATAAAAGTACAAAGACTCGAATTGAATCAGTAGGATATCAGGAAATGTTACGACAATATATCAAAGAACAGGCACAACAATTGGGAATGTTTATTCCTGGGTTAGAAATTAAAGAAAATCCACGAACTTCTAAATCATATCGGTTAGAGAGCTTACAACCCTTGTTTGCTAATAAAAAAATATTTTTGCAAGATAATATGCAGGCTTTAATCGATGAATTGCTATTATATCCTCGTGGAAAGCATGATGATTTATTAGATGGATTCTTTTATGCAAATAAAAATTGCTATCGACCAGCACATAGTTTAGAGGAAAAACCACAAGAAGAAAACTATTATGGTAGAAAGCATAACAAATCCTGGAAAATATTTTAAATAATCCTTGACAAACTGATAGAACTTCCTTTAATTTACACACAAAATATTGATGGACAATAACAAGTATTATTTACCTTTTGGTGAGTTTATTTCCAGGTTAGAAAAAGTTCTTAAAATAAAAGTCCCAAAAGGGTATAAGGTAATTAATGGCACGAGAGATACGCAAGAACAAACAGAAATCAAGAAATCAAAATAAAAGCGACCTTCCTTTTATTTTTGATATCCAATCTGGAAAAGTTAATGCAATTAAAATACCAGAAGAAGTTCAAAAGACAAAGGAGCTCTATAGGGATTATAAGGCTGCTAGAGAAGCTTGGGCACAAAAATTTCAAGAAGCTATAGAATTTAGAGCAGGAGCTCAATGGACAAAAGAAGAAACCGATATACTAGAAGCACGTGGACAAGCTCCAATTGTTGTGAATCGTATTCATCCAATTGTTGAAACAGCTAAATCTCTATTAACTTATAATTCTCCACAGTTTCGTTCAACTGGTAGAGAAGATTCTGATAGACGAACAGCAAAGGTTTTTTCAGACCTTTTTCAGTATATATGGCATATATCATCAGGAGATGAAGGATTGAAACAAGCAATTGACGATTACTATGTTGGTGGAATGGGAGTAATGCAAGTATTTCAAGACCCTGATGCTGATATGGGAAAAGGAGAAGTGTATATTAAAGCTATTAATCCTTTAGATGTTTATATTGATCCAAATGCAAAAGATACTTATGCTAAAGATGCTGCTCATATTTTAGTAGCAACCTATATGACTGATGAACAAGCAATGCAAATATATCCAGAATATTCTGATATTATAGAAAATTCGGATGTAAGTCCTGATGATGACGATTATCCTGTTACTAACCTATCAGGAAATGAAGGACAAACTTTTAGTATTGATGGAACAGAAACAATACATATTCGTAGACGATATCTAGAACGATATACAAGAGAAAGACATTCTTACTATAATTGTTATGAACCTTTTTCTCAACGAGAACATTTATATGATAAAAAGGAATATGAAACATATATTGCTCAGTATTATATGAAAGTAAAAACAATTAAAGGGGAAGAAATCATTTTATTTGAAGAAGATTCAGTAGAAGAAATGTGGAAAATAATTGAAGATACTGGAATGATGTTTCATTATGAATTACCAGAACCAGAATTTGACCAAATGGGACAGGTGATTCCACAAGAACCTATTCGTGTTCCTGGAGAAGAAGATGAAAACTCAATTCCTGGAAGTACTACCATCTTGATTCCTATGACAGTAGAAGAACTAATTGGTAGTGAAGAGATCATTTCAAATGAAATTGAAGAATGTAGAGTAAGAATGATTGTATCAGTAGGAGATCATTTATTATATAAACGTTTACTTCCAATAGAAGATTATCCTATTGTACCAATCATGAACGTACATCTTCGTAATCCATACCCTGAATCAGATGTAAGGCTATATAGACCATTACAAGAATATATTAATAAAATTCGTTCTTTAATTATTGCTCATGCAAGTACAAGTACTAATGTAAAACTGTTAATTCCTCGTGGATCAGCAGATATTAGTCAAATTGAACGAGAATGGAGTAAAGCTGGAACAAGTGTTATTGAATTTGATGCAGAATTAGGAGCACCAATCGTAGCAGGACCTGTTCCATTACCAAATGAATTATATAAAAATGAAGCTGATGCTAAGTATGACTTAGAATATGGCTTTGGTATTTTTGAATTAATGCAAGGAAGTAATAAAAATGCTCCATCTACTTATAGAGGAACGTTAGTAGTAGATGAATTTGGACAACGAAGAATTAAATCAAGACGAGACGATGTTGAAGGAATGTTAAATCAATTAGCAAGAGTTGCTATACCATTAATACAACAACTTTATACAGAAGAAAAAGTAATTCGATTAGTACAACCGAATGGTACTGAGAAAGAAGAACGATTTAATTTCTATAAAACCATGGAAAATGGAGATGTGGAAAAATTTCATGATGTTGGTGTAGGAAAATATGATATTGTTGTTGTATCAGGTTCTACATTACCAACCAATAGAATGGCATTATTGAATACATACATGGAAATGTATCAAGCTGGATTAATTGACCAAGTAGAAGTTCTGAAGAAATCAGAATTGGTAGATTTAGAAGGTGTATTACAACGTGCTGGTCAAATGCAACAACTAATGCAACAGAATGAAGCATTACAAGAAGAATTAAAGAAAGTCAAAGGAGACTTACAAACTGCTAGTCGTGAAGAGCTACATGCTAAGAAACGTTTAGAAGTTGAAAAATTTAGCTCTGATTTAGATAAAGTATCTAACAAAGCTGACATGGCATTT